AATGCAGGCGCTTACTGGCTCGAACCCTACATCAGCGGCAACAAGAAGGAATTCGTGCAGGCTGAGTTCACCGAAATATTCAAACGGAGGGCAGGACTATGAACTATCTGACATTGCTTGAGGTCACCGATCTGCTTGCAGATATTCTCGATTTTGAGAACGTGACCGCAGGCACTATCGACACCGCTCTGACGGAGACTATCGGCGTTTATCAGCGTGCAGACTTCACTCCGAGGGAGTGCGTCGGCACTGACAGCAGCTACGAAACGGCAAAGCTTCGCGTGCTCATACGCTGGGGAACTAACCCCACAAACGCCGAAAGTAAGGCTGTTGAGGTCGCCGGAATTTTGCGGGCTCTCCGGGATATGCCGACAGCCTCGCACATCATAAAGTTTGCGGACGTGAAAGCCGTCCGCGCCATAGGAAAAGACAAAAAATGCGTCTGCGAGTATGTCGTGGACGCTGATATCATTTACACAGAAAGGAATGAAGAATAATGCCCGATAATACAGTTACAGGAGTATATCCCTGCTATGAGAACCAGTTCAAGGTCGATACTCAGGGGGGAGACGGCTCTACTGCTGCAAATAACAAAACTATTGCCGACATGGAAAGCTTTTCCGTATCTATCGACGGCAATGTTGAGGAGTGGAACCCATACGACACCGAGGGCTGGACACGCCGTCTCGTTACCGGCAAGGCTATTACAATTTCCGTAAGCGGCAAGCGTAATGTCGGAGATGCCGGCAATGATTATATTGCAGGACTTGCCACAAAAACAGGCTCGGACTGCTCCACAACTATCATCTGGACTTTCCCGAGCGGTGCAACTCTCACTATGCCATGCGTAGTTAATGTGACCGAATGGGAGGCAGGCGAAGCGAGAAACGTTGCTCCGCTTGCATTTGATGTGATGAGCGACGGAAAGCCGACTTTTACGCCGGCAGCCTGACGGAGGCTGCACCGTCAGAGCCGCAGGAAGAACCCGGCAGCAATGAAGAAACAACAGAAACAGCGTCCGATCCTGAGTGACCGGGCGCTGTGCGTCTGAATGGAGGAAAATATAATGGCAAAGATGTACACACTTGACAAGAAGCTGCTTATCGGCAGCCCTGAGATACGTATCGGCGATGAGGTTTTCCCGATCGACGACCGTGAAAAGAACGTCAAGAAGATAATGAAGCTTTTCAACGAATCCGGCAAGGATGATATGGAAAAGGCAGATGAAGCGTTCAAACTCGCCTTTGGTGAGAACTACAAGAAGATAGCGGATATGGATATGCCTTTCGCTGCATATCTCGAACTCCAGAAGCTTGTCATCGCTGCGCTCACAGGTGAGGAGCCTGACAAGGATAAGGGCGAAAAGGAGTCCTTTCCGGAGCAGTCCTGAGACTGAAACGTGGTACGATCTCGAACTTGACCGCGACCTGATAATACAGTCGATCGCAAAGCAGTACGGCATAACCCCCTCAGATCAGGAGGAGCTCCACTACTCTGAATGGCTGCTGCTTGTCGGCGGACTTATGGAGGATACTCCGCTTGGGCGCATCGTCCTGATACGCAGGGAAGAGGATAAGGAGCGTCTGAAGCACTTCACGAAGTATGAGCATCGTATCCGCAATGAATGGCGGAATTTCCGCGCAAAGCAGAAAATGAAAGTCGAGAATAAACGTCCTGAAGAGTACGCCGGAGTATTCGAGAAGATGTTTGCAAAAATGTTTAGATGAAATGAATGATAATAATATGGAAGGGGTGAGAAAATGGCTGAAAACGGTTCTGTAGGAATGATATCCCTCGACCTTGTCATCAAGGAAAAACTGACCGAGCAGCTTGACAAGATCAAGGCAAGGGTAAGCGCTCCGGCGGCTAAGGTCGGTGAGACTATGCAGTCAGCTGTCGAGAAGCCGATGACTAAAGTCGGTGAAAAGGTCGGTAAGGCTGTTGAGACAGCTTTAAAACAGGCTGAGTCCTCTATGGACAACGGCATTGGTGACGCGGTAAATGCTGCGATCGCAAGAATGAAGGAACAGCAGAAGCAGCTTGCTGAGACAGTAAGCGAGGCACCTCGTGCCGTAAAAATGGGCGGATATGTCCAATATGATACTGCTAAGATAGAAGCACATATGAATGAAGTTGCAGATAGCATAGGCAAAAAAGCCAAGGAGACAGCTGAGAAGTCGAAGGAAGCGCTTGAGTCTGTAAAGGACGAAGTGAAGGATGTTCCGGAAGTGTCTGTTGATACTGCTAAAACAGTATCTAAGCTGAGCATTATACAGAAGAAATGGCAGGAACTTTCACATTCCGCAGGCAGTGCGTTTTTCGCAATAAAGAAGAATAGCGGCAAGGCATTCGGTTTTCTCAAAAATACTGGTGAGAAGGCTCTCAATTCGCTGAAAAGCCGCTTTTCACATCTTGGCAGTTCGGCACTGTCGGTATCTAAGCCAGTGTCGAAGCTGGGGAAAATGCTCAAAAACTCGTTCAGACGAGTATTCTTTGCTGCAAGCATATACGCCGGATTCAGGGCGATAAAGGACGGTCTGCTCGAAACTGCCAAAGCTGATGAGCAGTTCAGCAAGTCCCTTGCGGAGGTAAAGCAGAATCTTTCAGTAGCGTTCGCACCGATAATGCAGGCGGTAATGCCGGCGCTGAATGCGATGATGTCCGGACTTGCTGCCGTCACGAAGCAGATAGCTGCATTTATAGCCGGTCTTTTCGGAAAGACCTACAAACAGGCTGCCGAGACTGCTAAAAAGCTGAAAGGCGTTACTGACGCAGCTAAGAAGGCTAAACTGTCACTTGCCGGCATAGATGAGATGAATATCTTATCGTCAGGCGACGACAGCGGCACTTCCGGCACCGATCTTAGTAATATCGACACATCAGAGCCTAAGCTGCCGGACTGGGCGGAAGAACTGAAAAATAAGCTCCGTTCCGGCGACTGGGCAGGCATAGGTGCTATGCTTGCGAACGGTATCAATAAGGCGCTTGGCTCGGTCAACTGGGATAAGGTCAGTGCAAAAGTCAACGGCGGCGTTAAGAAGATAACAGACGGTATAAATGGATTTATCGACAATATCGACTGGGATGTGCTCGGCGATACTCTCGCCGGCGGTCTGAATACGCTGTCCGGAGCTATCCTGACTTTCACGAGCCGTGTTCACTGGGATAAACTTGGAGCAGGTATTGCACAGGGACTTAACCGCGCTATAAAGAAGACCAATTGGAAACAGCTCGGAAAGTCGCTTGGAAGTATTGTCCAGAGCATTATTTCCACTGCTTACAGTTTCGCTCTGAACTTTGACTGGTCGGGCTTTGGCAATGCCGTAGGCGACACGATCAATGGCTGGTTCGATGCAGTAGACTTCTCGCAGGCAGCACAGACACTTTCGCTCGGCATCATTGGAGTGCTGCAAACAGCTTCTGTGGCAGCTGACCGCACAGATTGGCTCAACATCGGTAAGAAGCTTTCTGACGCGCTAAATAATATTGATATTGTTGGTATCTCCGGAGAATTTGCTCGCACTCTGAGCAACATCATCACCGGTGCTCTCGATCTCGCTATCGGATTTGTTGAAAACACGAAGTGGAACAAGCTTGCTTCAAAGCTTTTCGACAGTCTCGGCGCGATGCTCAGGAACATCAACTGGGGCGGACTTGTTACCAGAGCATTCAGACTTGCAGGAGCGGCGGTCGCTGCAAAGCTTACTCTTGCCGTTACGTTTGTACGCAAGGTCTGGGACGTGCTTACATCTGCCTATAACAGCGTCAAGAACTATTTCAGCAGCAAGATAGAAGAGTGCGGCGGAAATGTTGTTGAAGGCATATTTACAGGTATACTTGATGCTTTCAAAAACGTAGGTGTCTGGATAATAGACCACATTTTCAAGCCGTTTATAGAAGGCTTTTGCAATGCTTTCGGTATCGCTTCACCGTCGAAGGTAATGGCGGAAATGGGCGGATACCTCATCGACGGGCTGTATAACGCTGTATCTGACGGTATAAAGCGAGTTACTGGTATATTCACAGAAATGCGCGAAGCTATAAAGGGCGTATTTTCAAATATCGGTTCATGGTTCTATGGAACATTCAGTTCGGCGTGGGAGCGCATAAAATCAGCGTTTGCCAACAGTTCGGTCATTAAGTTCTTTGGCGGCGTGAAAGACGATATTATTGAAGCTTTTAAGAGTATCCCCGAAAAACTCGGCAATATCTTTGAAGATGCCTACAAAAATATCAAGGAAATCAGCGATAAGATAGGCAGTACAATTACAGATATTGTCGATAAGATCCCTGGCGCAAGCAAAGCCAAAAGTGTAGCTGGTGGAGTTTTGGGCGATATTGCATCGTTTGGATACGGCGGAATACTGGGGCTTGGCGCTAAAAAGTTCGTCGGTCCGTTCGCAAATGGCGGTACACTTTCACGAAACGGAGAAACGGCGATCGTAGGTGAAGCAGGTCCTGAACTGTTACAGCTGATAGGCGGAAAGGCAGTAGTAACGCCTTTCACATCAGCGCCTAAGCTTTCAATGGTCGGAGCTGGTACAGCTTCCGGTTCAGGTGGCAGTACAGAACTGCTTTCTAAAATTCAGGGAATGATCGGGGCTGATCCAGAGGTAGTTGAACTGTTGCGTCTGATAGTTGAGTTGCTTAGAAGCGGCATGAATATCGAGATCATCAATTATATGTTCAAAAATTCATCAGAATTCAGCCGCGAGGTCGTAAAGGCAGTCGCGGACAATAACGCAAGGAGGGGCAGATAATGCTTGCTATACGTACAATAGGCGGAGTTCAGCTGGCTGTTCAGCCTCTCCGCGACGGCTATCAGGTAATCAAGTCGGATCTGGTATCGGACAGCTCAGGACGTACTGCTGAAACAGGACAGGCACTGAGATATATGATACGTCCGAATACATACAAACTGAATCTGAAATTCAAAGGCACAGTAGCAGAGATAAAACAGGTCGAGACACTTGTGAGCCAGTATTCTTATGAGGTCGAATTCTTGGACGGCACATCCGGAGGAAGCCCGGTCTATGTTACCGGGCATTATTTCTACCCGTCAGACAGAACTGTCAATTATAATGTATTTACCGGCGAATTATCAGTGAATCTGATTGAAATATAAGGAGTGATAATATGTATCCGGTTTCGGATGAGTACATAGCAGCAATAAGTGAGACAGATATTACTGATTACTCTGCACAGCACATCCGCGGTACAATATACTTCCCGGACGGCACTGAGCAGGACATCACGAACGCTATCGAGGGCAGTCCGCGTACAGAGAAACGCGCTATGGAAAACGATGATACGTTTGCATTCGGGCAAATGTACGTCGGCAGCGCTGAAGTTACAGTGCGTATGAGCGGCGTGTCGTCTGCGAACTTTACCGGTGCTGAGCTGGTGCTCGAATTCGGCGTGGACATCCCGAATGATGATCCGGAGTACATACCGCTCGGACGTTGGGATATTACCGGAGCCGAAAAGCTATCCGTTGACCGCTGGAAGCTTACCGGCATGGATAAACTTAACCGGCTTCGTAAAGCCACTCCTTCAGGCTACGATAAGCCTAACGGATTCTTGTGGATTAGTCGCATATTGCCGTACATCGAACAGGAGTGCGGCGTGAAATTCGCGCAGACCGCACAGCAGATTGCAGCAATGGCGCATCGAGCAGTCCCTGCCGTCATCATGGTGGGAATACGTCAGGATGATTGCTGAAATGGTAGGCGGATTTGCGTTTGCTACTCGTGATGGCGAGATCGAGTTCCGGATGTTCAGCAAGCAGCCTTGCAGAACTGTGCAGGCTTCCAGACGTTTTAATTTAAAACTTGCAGAAGTACCGTTCTCGGTCGCAGGAGTGAGATATACAAACGAAAACGGACAGCAGTTTGAGAAGGTAGTCAGTGATGCCGCCGGGAGTGCTGTTCTGGGCATATCGTGCAACCTGTTCCTGCCGGTGTTCGGCAGTGACCTTTACACCTACTATCACAGCCGCATCGACTTCATCGCTGACTACTTTGCCGAC